TTGACAAGGATGTCGGTGTAAGCGTCGCCTACAACTGAGAAGCCTTGCATATTAACGAACCCAACAACACGGAATGCTGCGGTGGTAGTCACAGCAGAGGAACCCGCAACGACAGAAGCCGTAGAGTTACCTGTTGATGTGCTGCCTGTTGCCACAGCGCCAGTTGAAAAAAATACGTTTGCACCCAGTGCAGCTTGTGTCACAGAGCCAGCGGACTGGACTTGGAACACAACACCGGGATCGTCCACAACGTAAGCGTTAATCACGCCAGTTGTACCTGTTGGGTAGTACTGTGCGTAGATTACTTGGCCTTGTGCGTTGATGTAGGAACAACCAACAAACACGCCCACGATACCGGTATTAGCGGTGCCAGTAGGGAAGCCGTTTGTGGTCGCGTCAGCGCCGGTTGCGGTTGCCACAGCCAAATAGCCAGACGCATTCACATACACGGGCGAGCCGTTGTAAATGTTTGAGGCAGTGCCTGCGGGGTCAATGAGATAAGTACGGGTCGCACCTGCGTATGGTGTGCCGCCCAACTCATTTACGGGTTTTAGGCCGTAAGGGGATGCTACTGATGCCATTTAAGGACTCCTTGTTTATTTAGAACCTGAACCAAAACCCGCACCGCGACTGGTTGTTGACTTACGGTCTGCAAACAGCGGCATGCGCGAATCGTTGTTTCGCATGAAGTGGTTGTCCACTGAATCCATCTGGTTCTGAGCTTGTTGCTCGTAGTACTCGTCCCGGGCACGTGCTTTCTCGGCTGGCATCTTGCAGAGCATGAGACCGCCAATTTCAACATTACCCGTTTTTTCACTACCAGTAATCATCAACTCAGGATGGTCTGCTGCTTTCACCGGCTCCCAGCCATCGCGAAACTTGCGTGACACGTTGGTTGGTTCGTGCTGACCCAAGACATGTGTGGCTACCCAACGGTAGACATATCCGGGTTCAGGTGTCGGATCGGGCAGCGCAGTCGGCGGTACGTATACAGCACGAGCCTGCTTTTCGCGTGACACATTGTCACGAGGGGTACGGTTTTCAGCCATTTTGATTCTCCAGTTTTAAAACTTCAGCAACGTATTTTTTCGGGTCTAGGTTGTACTTTTTAATTAACGCAGCTTGTGACGGCGTTAACTGTATCTTCCTTGTCCCGGTCGAACGTGATGCGGGTGCCACCACGGATGATGGACGCCTCGGAGTCTCAACCGACCTTGGCTTGTCTTCGTTTCCTCCGAAAACTTCAGGGAACTTCGACTTCACGCGAGCATCAATTTGCTCGAAATATTCATCGGAGCGAGGGTCAACTCCATTGTTGACTAGTTTTTGATGCAGCCCTAGTGCAAAGCTGGTAACTTCCTCGAACCCGTCTGAGCCAAACCACTGGTTTTTTGCTTGCCAGCGCAAGGTTTTTTCGTCAGCTCGCACCGATTCGGGTGCTTGTTGTCGCGGTTGTACATCAACTTCTTCTGTTTGTAAAGGGGGTGGGCGAAAGTTTTGTGCTTGCTGCAACTTCAACTTTGCTTCAAACAACTTCTCCTGCGCTGCAATGATGGCATCCGTGTCAAACGCCTCCTGCGCCGCTTTGTACTCTTGCCGAGCTTTGTCCAGTTCTGCTTCAGCCGCAGTTTTGGCCATAGCCCCGTACTGCTCTGTACCTGTGTGAACGTACTGTTTGAGTTTCTTGTTTTCCTCAACATAGTGCTGTGCAAGACGCTCAAGCTCTTGCTTTTCCCTCAAAAGGGCTTCTTTGGCACGGCGTTCGTCGTGGCGGGCATGGGTCAACTCCTTGATGCGTTTTTGTGCACCTTGGGTGTATGACTCAATTTCGTCGTCTGTCGGGTCTTCTACCTCCCGATCAAGGGGACGACGGCCACGGTCTTTCTCCGGTGTGTCGTCAACGATTTCAATTTCAACTTCATCTTCGGTTTGAACTTCAACCTTTTGATTTTTGTCGTCATCAAGTTCGTCGGGGAACTTGTATTGCTCTGCCATATCTGCTCCTTTTAAGCGCGGGTAAGCCCACGAGGGTCTTGCACAACAGCGTCCACTTGGTCATCATTGATGAGCCGGAACTCTTTTCCGAAAATTTTGAATCGCGTACCGGAATACGTACGCACGAGTACGAAGTCGCCTACCCCGCACCACGCGCCTGCGGGGAACTTGGTCTGGTCTTTATACGCGTCGGGGCCAACCTTGAGCACAAACAGAACCGTTGTGGCATGTTCTTCTTGGCGCAGGGTGGATGTGGCTTTCACGAGATCAAGCTCAGTACCGTCAATCTTTTCAGATATGTCAGGTACAGCACACAGCAACTTCCAGCCTGTTGGCTCTGGCAGCATGGTGGCTTTTTCTTCGTTGGTTGCATCTGATGCGGGTGCATCAACGGGTTGGATTTCCGGCAGGGCAAACTGCCCCGGTTCAAGCGTGATTTCACTCATCGGCTTTTTCTACTTTCTCAGCAAGGTCAAGAAGATGGCGCTCTGCGATGGCTAGACCCTGAATAACACCGCAAAGTTTTTGATACTCATCGAAGTTGCGACACCCACCACCGGCGCAGTCATCTGCGTAGTTGTTCATGTCGGTGCGTATTTTGTCGCGCAATACGCGTGCGAATTCTTGGATCATTTAGTTGGCTTCTCCTTTTGGTTGTTGCGTTGCTGCATTTGCATCTGCATTTGCTCGCGCTGACGTTTTAAGTCGCCTGCCTTTGCAAGTGCGGTGATGTTCGCTGTTGTCTTTTGGTGTTTAAGCTGGCCAGCTTTGGCCATCGCATCAACCTCAAGGCGTTTGTTTTCAATTGCCAACTTGCCTTGGATCTCTTGTTGTTTGAGCTGCAACTCTTGCTGCTTGATCTGCAACTCTTGCTGCTGCATCTGAATGAGCGGGTCTTGCTGTTGTTGCTGTGCTTGTTTCTGCGCAGCCATAGCTTGACTCTGCTGGAGCACTTGCTGTGCGGCCTGCGCCATCATGCCTGAGAGCTGTGTCTCAATTTCTGGTGGCAGCTTCTCATCTTCCGGCGGCAAGGGCATGCCCATCTGTTGCTCAATCTTCTGGCGATATGCAAAGCCAACGTGCTCGGCAATGTGGGCCATCATGGCTGCTTGAATCTGTGGGGCCTTGGGGTTCTGGCCAACCAACTCCATGACGATGGGATCTTGCATCGCCATCATGTGCACTTTGATATGTGACTCATGATCTTGGTAGAAGAACGCTTTCATAGGCTCCAAACGCAATGCAGCCATGTTCTCAGACACAGGGTCTTTCGGTTTCTGGTCGTCAGGCAGCGGCACCAGCTTGTCAGCATCCTTGATACCCAGCACCGCCAACATCTGCCTGTGAAGCTGCGGCAAGTCGTAAATGTCTGGAGCCATCTGCGCCATCTGGATCACAGCTTGGTACTGCACAACCCGCTGGCTCATGGTTGCTGCGTTGGGGTCGCTCACAGGGATGATGTCTACATGGTCGTAGTCAGCAGCCTTGGCTTTACGCGGCGCGTCGATGGGGTCGTAGTCGTAAGAAGGGTCTGTGTAGTCGCGAATGATTGCGGCCAACAGGCGCAACTCTTGTTTGAATGTGTAGTGCAGACGGGCTTGAACCGCTGTCATCACCTTGAGCTGACGCTCCAACAAGGCCAACGTAGTTCCCACGGGCGCTTGGGCAGACATGTCTGACACCTTCATGTCGGCGGTTGCAGCAAACCTGCGGCCCTCCTCCACAATCTTGTCCATCAGTCCAGACAAGACAATGCTTGGCTCCTTGTATGGCAGGGGCAGAATGCTGTCACGTAGCGCGCCAGAGCCAATATCTACGTCGCGCCATTCTCCGGGAGCGATTGGTGTGTCGTCACCTTTGATGCGCATGCCACGGGATTTGAGTCCCCCGGGGAGGTTTGAGAGAGTACCTGCGTCAATAAGCTGGCGCATGAGACTCGTGGCTGATTTGGCATACCCTCCAATGAGATGGAAAAGGCCGAAGCCGTAAGCTCCAAAACCCGGGATGTATTGATAGTGAACAAAGTGTTGTCGTTTAAGTTCAAGTGGATCTTCCTGTTCCCAGTTTCTACGGATGGCCAGAACATCGTTCGAGCCTTTGATTAGGGTAACTACGTATGGCCTTGTGATTTCTGTCGGCTCGCCGTCGTCGCCCATGTCTTCGTCGCCTTTGAGCACCAAATCAACGTGGGACTCATACAGCGTGTATCGGTCATCATTCAGGTCGGAGAACCCTGTCTCTTTGTCCTTGGCCTTCTTGATGTTGTCTTGCTCTTTGCTTGGGTCAGGCAAATCAATGTCGCGGTAGAAACCTGCTTGCTGAAGCTTGACGATCTCGTTCTTTGTCTTGCGCATGACGTGCGTCAGGCGATAGCAGGTATCTAAGTCGGTCGTGCCGTAGGGCAGGATGATGTCTTCTGCCGGTATGAATATGGATACTTGGCGGCCAATGTTGGGGTCGTAGTACACCTTCTTGAATGCAGAACCCGTAGCTGGCAAGCTCCACAACATGCGCTCATGCTCTGGGCGGAACTCACGCATGACCTCGGTCAACTCGTAGTTCATGTCTTCTTGAACACGCACAGCAGCTTCTTGCTTCTCCGGTGTTTCTTTGCCCAGAATCTTTGTACGTACCGGCCCTTGCGCGGGGAATGTCTCCGTGATGGTCTCACTCTGGAAGCGCACCACAGCCTCGGTAATCATTGGGTGGAACACGCCAGACGCGCCGTTCCACGGCTCCGTGCGTTCTTCGTACTGCAAACCCAACAGTTTTAAACCTTCTGTATAGGCTTTCTCCCAGTCCTTGCGGGAGTTCTTGTCTTGCTCAATGTCTCCGGCCAAGTCAGAAGCCATCGACATGATCTCATCTTCGTCCAGTATGTCGGCCAAGTTTTCGTTGAACTTGTCGTCTTCTCCGGGCGTAATGCTCAGTTCCATGTCCCCAATTTCAATGTTGACCGCCTCAGGATCAATGATCTCAATCTCAATCGGTTCTTCGTCTTGCGCCAGCTCCCCGATACCTTGCGGTTGTTGAAACAGGGCTTTGTCTATGTTGGTGGCCATTTCGATTCCTTAAATTAACTTCTGGTTACCGGCATTTGGAACAACGCCACCGTTGGCAAAACCAATCAGGTTTTTTATTTTTTGCAACAGTGATGGGTCTGTCTTGTCATCTTGCCTTGTGTATGGGGGTAGATCTTTAGCATCAAGTCTTGATTGACGCAAACCTGTCAAAGCATTGTATGTTTCACGCTCGTCTTTTGTTTTAAGTATGTTATCTCTTACATACGGGTCGTCTGTCAGTCTTTTATTTTTGTTCTGCTCGAGTGCGGACAATGTGGCCAACTGCTCATAAAGAAAGTTGTGCGCGTCGGGGCGCTTCAACACATTTTTTGAAAAATACCCTTGCTCCACATCTTTTGGATCAAGTCCCCATTTTTCTTGTAAATACGGCGCGTGCTCCACAAGCCGTTTAACAATGTTGCCCCGCGATGAATAAGAAGGATCGTCCACGGTCTCACTCCACAGCTTGTTTATTTGAGAGCCGTGCCCCAGTCCTTGGTTTGCAAGAACGTGTTCCATTTCATGCGCATGTGTGCGTGCCTGATCGGTATCTGCTGGATTAAGCGCAATAAAAGAATTGCCTTTTTTGTCTCGGTATGTAACACCTTGCCGGTTCTCGCTCATTGTCGGGTCAAGGTACTGGCCTTTGAGTTGTGAAGCACCTGCTTGTGTGTATGGGGCGCTTGCTGTTGCGGGCAGTTGTTTTAAAGCGGCCAAGCCAGAATTTCCGTAGTCGCGGATAAGCGAATCTTGCAAATCTTGAGGCAGGGCCGCAAACGCTTTTTGATCCATGTTCTGTCCTCAGTAGTACGCCGCAGTCCGGCGCTTAAAAAATCGTGGTTCGTCTGGTTCATCCGTGTCGATACGGATGAAGCCGCCTTGTCTGACTCGAAGCAGTGCTTGTGTTGTTGTGTCAACGTAGTCGTCATTCTCTCCGACTGGGAAAGCTGCAACTTCCTCAATGACTTCTCGTGCCCAGCGTGTGTCCGGTGCCCAGACCATACCAGATGCAAACAGGTCGGCCACAGCGTTGACACGCACCATCTTATCGTTTCCACGGCTCGGTGTAAATTCTTGCACAGGGATGCCCATGTTGCGAAGCTCTTGGATCAGCGGGCCACCAGCGGCCTTCTTCTCCACGATGAACGCATCCGGCTCCCACTCCCGCCACTGCTTGAAGGCCACCTGCTTTAACTCGGGGAACGCCATCCTGTCCTTGAAAGCGTCAAGCAGTATGACCTGCGCCTTGCTGTTCTCCTCCTCGTTGTAGAACACGCCCCACGTTGTGCACGCGCTGTAGTCAGATGTGCTCTTTGTTTCGTGCGCCGTGTCCCAGCTCTGGATGATGTACTCGCACTCAGGTGGTGTGTCGCTCTCCCAGATGCGCCAGTGCTTTCTGCTGATGATGGCCGCCGTGTCGCTGGTGGGCTGCTGCATGTACTGCGCGTTCCAATACCGTGGATCCATCGAGGACTTGGCGCTGCGTAAAGCCTCCAGCGGCCACTGCTCTGGCCAAAGGCT